AAGATGTACGTAAGATTAAACAAGCACTAGATGGTGCAATGGAAGCTTACGATGGTGACATGACAGTTGCTGACCTACAGGCTGTGTTCAACCGCATGAACGCCAGTATGACAACAGCTACACGTGGTGCCTATGATGATCTATTCAAACGTATTGAGATCACTGAGCCTATCAAACAAGAGATCGCAGAGGATACGTTATCACAATTGTTCCAACAGTATGTGGGTGACCAAGTTGCAAACCTAGGCTTTGACTTTGTAAACGGTACAGAGAATAGCTTACAACCTCTACGTCAATTATTGGAGGACTTTAAAAATGATTTTACTCCTAATCTCCGCGTGGAGTGGGATGACAATAGCCTTGATACAATACTTGATGCAACAGCGTTGGAGTCCAAGTGGAAGTTTAACATATCTTCCTTGGCTCGTCGGGTGGAAGGTGTTAGCGGTGGTCATCTTGTTATCGTGGGCGCACGGCCTAATACTGGGAAAACTTCTTTTCATGCCTCTATTATAGCGGCAGACGGTGGTTTTGCACATCAAGGTGCCAAGTGTATTGTGTTGTGTAATGAGGAGGCATACACACGTGTGGCTTCACGCTACATCAGCGCATCATCTAACATGACGATGAAAGAGGTACGAGAGAACAAAGCCCTAGCACACAAGAGGTACGAACCTGTACGTCAGAATATTCAGTTCAAGGATAGCACAGGTAAGGGTATGGATTGGGTTGAGTCAGTAGTTAAGTTTGAGAAACCTGATATCGTAGTACTTGACATGGGCGATAAGTTCGCAGATATAAAGAGTGAACGTAGCGATATCACACTTAAAGCAGCAGCTATCCATTCTCGTAACATTGCTAAGCAGTATGACTGTTGTGTGATATGGATGTCACAGTTAAGCGCAGAGGCTGAAGGTAAAGCAGACCTGAATCAGTCTATGATGGAAGGAAGTAAAACAGGCAAGGCAAGTGAGGCTGACCTGATGGTATTGATAGGCAAGACACAACAGGCAGAGGGTGAGGATGAAGACCCAGTTCGTCACTTAAACTTGGCTAAGAACAAACTGAATGGGTTTCAGGGTAAGATTACCTGTGTACTTGATGGGTCACGCTCAATCTATTCAGCATGAGGTGAGACATGAGACTAGTATTAGATGTAGAGAACAGCGTTACATGGCGCGATGGTAAAATTCTTAATGATCCGTTTGAGCCAGGAAATACCCTGACGCAGATTGGTATGGTCAATGCTGACAATCACGAAGAGTTACATATTGTAACATTTGATCACAATGAGAAGAAAGATACATCAGGCGCTGGGCATAAGTTAGTTCAAGAAATACTAGACATGACTGACCTACTAATCATGCACAACGGTAGCCATGATCTGATGTGGATATGGGAAGCTGGGTTCAAGTATGACGGTGCTATATGGGATACGCTATTAGCAGAGTATATCTTGCATCGTGGTGTTGAGAAGCCTTTAAGCTTAGCTGCTGTAGCAGAGACACGTGGGCTAGCTGAACAGAAGGAAGATTATCTAAGTAAGTGTATCAAGCAAGGGATCAATACAAATGAAACGGATTTACATTCTCTTAGCCTTTATCTTAGGGCTGACCTCCTCACAACTAGTGAGTTGTTCGCGGCCCAACAACGTGACTACGCAGACCCCAAGTCCAGTTCCCTTTGTAGAGTCAGAGACATTACCTTCGAAACCTGTAAAACGCTTACCCACATGCGTATGCACGGATTCAGAGTCGATGTTCAAGAGTTACAGCGAGTAAGAGATGAATTTGAAAAAGAAAAAGCAGAGATCGAAGAGAGGCTCCAAGAGAAGGTACGCTCCCTCATGGGCGATACCCCTGTTAATCTTGCATCCCCCGAACAGAAATCGCAAGTTATCTTCAGCCGCAAACCCAAAGACAAAAAAGATTGGGAGGGCTTATTTGAATTTACATCAAATGCACAAGAATTTAAAGAAGCCGTTAAAGCGAACTCCGAAACGATATTCAAGACTAAGGCGTATCAATGCGAATCTTGTTATGGTAAGGGGAAAGTTTATAAGGTAAAGAAAGATGGCAGTAAGTATGCCAAACCAAACAAATGTAAGGAATGTGATGCCCGTGGGTTTAAACTTATGGAAACAAACCAAGTCGCGGGTCTTAAGTTCACAGCCCCAAGTAAAGAATGGGCTAGCAACAGTGGCTTCTCAACATCAAAGAAGCAATTGGAAAAGCTTATGGTCACTGCTAAAAACAACAACATGGATGATGCTGTTCGCTTCCTTGGTGACCTTATGCGCCATTCTGCTGTTTCTAGTTACATTACTAGCTTTGTTAATGGTATTGATACTTATAGAAAATCAAACACTTCCTACTTACATGTACAGCTTACACAATCAATCACGCATACAGGTAGATTTTCTGGAAGAAATCCTAATATGCAAAACATGCCAAGAGGTGGTACCTTTCCTATAAAGAGGGTATTTGTCTCACGGTGGAACACTGGTAAAATTATGGAGGCCGACTTTGCCCAATTGGAATTTCGCACGGCAGCATTTCTCGCGCAGGATGACACTGCGATGGATGAAATCTCAACAGGATTTGACGTACACAGCTATACAGCAAAAGTTATCTCTGATGCAGGTCAGCCAACGACAAGGCAAGAAGCAAAAGAACACACCTTTGCACCACTCTTCGGAGCTACTGGGTATGGAAGAACTAAAGCTGAACAAGCCTACTACACACACTTCATTGAAAAGTATAAAGGTATAGCTGCATGGCACAAAAAGTTAGGTGAAGAAGCTTTACGCTTCATGAAAATAACTAACGTGTCAGGCCGACAGTATGCTTTCCCTGAGGTCACACGCCGTAGTAGCGGTACACCTACACACTTCACTATGATCAAGAACTACCCCGTGCAGGGTTTTGCCACAGGTGATGTTGTCCCTGTTGTACTAAACGAAATGCACAAACGGTTGCAGCGTATGGAGTCTTGCCTTGTGAATACAGTGCATGATTCAATGGTTGTAGATGTACATCCTGATGAAGAACAACAGGTTATACAGATGGTCAATGATATGAACAACGACTTAAACAAGTTGATCAAAGAAGCTTATGATGTAGAGATGAATGTCCCTCTATTATTAGAAGCAAAAATCGGTTCAAACTGGCTTGACACAGTTGATGTATAGTGTATAACTAAGACTCTTTTGACTCTATAGAAAGGTATAGAAATGAGTACAGAACTAGCAATCGCAACAGAGCGCGGTCAATCAATGGCAGAACTAATGGGCGTATCATCTACAGCCCCTGCTGAGTCAACACCGTCTATTGCGCGGCTTGGTATGATCCATCAACCTATCATGGGTGAGGTGGAGTACAACGGTAAAGCAATCAAAACAGAGGTTATCCCTATTGGTGCTTTTACTTTCACAAAAGGTGATACCACAGTGTATAGCACAGGTATCTCTATTCGCATCTTCGCCCAGCGCAACCAATGGCAGCGTTGGAACAGTGAGACAGAAGAGATGGAGAAATCTGTCTTGTCTAACTCATTGAATGGCGATCTAAAGGATAGCATTGGTGGTCTAAACCTAGGGCGTCCTTCAGGTTACATCGAAGATTTCCAGTCCCTACCAGAGGAAACTAAGCGGGTCATACGTAGTGTTAAGCGCGTCAAAGTATTCTATGGTACTGTAACTCTAGACAACCCTACTGATGAGCAAGGTCAGCCTGTCAGTGGTGAGTTCGTTGATGAGCCGTTTGTGATGGATGTAAAGAATCGTCAATCACTGAAGAGCATTGACTCAGTGTTGAATGGTTTGCAGCGCAAGAACGTCCTGCCAATCATGTCTACTGTTAAATTGGTAGGCGTAGAGGATAGCATCCCAACAGGTGCTAAGTTTGGTAAGATCGAAGCATCACTAGGTGATCGCATTGATATTGCTGAGGCAGACAATGGTATGCTCAAAGATTTCATTGAGCTAATTGAGTACAGCAATGGTAAGATTCTTGATCTACACCATGAACGTGCAAAGGGGCATACTGATGAAGACGAAGGGCTTGTTCAAGAAATCCTAAACAATGATTTTGTAGAGGTGGACGAGTAATGAACCACCCTGCTGAATTAGCTGTCTACAGTTTCTTGCAGAAAGCTATGGCTGGTGAATCGTCAATGACAGAGGAGGTGACCAAACAGGTTGCCTCCGATGTTGAGGCTGCGTTGAACAAACAGTTTAACTCAGGCCCACGTGACGAGTTTAAGCTACGTATGTCTAACATAGGTAAGCCTAAGTGCCAGTTGTGGTTTGAGAAGAACGATCCTAAGGACAAGACACCTCTGCCTCCACACTTCCTGATGAACATGATCCTTGGCGATATCGTTGAGGCTGTGTTCAAAGGTTTACTACGTGCTGCAGGTCAGGATTTCAAAGACAATGATCACGTTACTCTTAAGCTTAAGAATGGCAAAGAGATTAATGGTGAGTACGATATGGAAATGGATGGCAAGATTGACGATGTTAAATCTGCATCCCCGTGGTCATACAAGAACAAGTTTGCATCCTTTGATGCCCTAGCGCAAGGTGATAGCTTTGGCTACATCGCACAGCTTGTAGGGTACGCCACAGCAGCAGGTAAAGATGTTGGTGGTTGGTGGGTAGTCAACAAAGGCAATGGTGAGTTCAAGTACGTGGATGCCTCTGAGGTAGACAAAGAAGCTGTACTGGATGATATACAAAGCTTAGTAGATTACATTGATAGTGCCGCACCGTTTGAGCGCTGCTTTGAGCCTGTGCCTGAGACATACTATCGTAAGCCTACAGGTAACATTGTGTTACCCAGCGCGTGTAAGTTTTGTAACTTCAAACATAAATGTCACCCTACTCTAAAGACAGTGCCTAGCTTAGCCTCTAAGTCAGCAAACCCACCAGAAGTAGATTATGTTTTTATAGGAGATGGAAATGCCTAAGATTGTTGTGAATGATAAAGAACTATATACAGATGATTTTAACGAAGAGCAGATGAAAATCTATGAAGAGATCATATTTGCTAAAGAGATTTATGATCGTCTAAAGTATCAGCTACAAGTTTTAGAACTTCGTATGTCTGGTTTATCTACAGAGCTTTTACCAAAAGAGAATGAAGCAGAGAGTGATGAAGAGACATCATCTTAAACGTACATACCGTAGTGGCCTCGAAGAGGAGGCCGCTGCATTTCTAAAATCTAGGCAGAAAAAGGTAGAGTACGAAAAGCTTAAGATAGAATGGGAAGACCTTAAGTATCGAACATACACCCCAGACTTTGAGTTAGACAACGGTATCATAATAGAAACAAAGGGTATCTTTAGCGCAGGAGATCGCAGGAAGCATGTTGAAATACAAAGGCAGCATCCTACATTGGACATTCGCTTCGTTTTCAGTAATGCTAATGCAAAGCTTTACAAAGGTGCTAAATCTAGGTATTGCGATTGGTGTGAACAAAAAGGTTTTAAGTGGGCGCACCGCGTGATACCAGAGGGTTGGTTACTTGAAAAGGGTAGTCGCATGAAAGAGCAACGATTAAAAGTGAAGCGGAGATCATAATGTCTTATGAAGTAAAACCAGGTGAGATTGCAATTGTCTTACGTCCTATGGAGGATACCAATGGTGATTGGTCTGGTAAGTTAAACACAGGTCTTATCTTTGGTCCTGAGAAACATGAAGACGCTATGCGTATGGCACTAGATATTGCTATCACTATGGCGGCAACAGAGCGTTTCTTAGAAGACTATCCTGAGTTTATGGAAGATTATGATTATTATAAAAACCTACTCTTACAGGAGATATTTCCAGATGCACACGCCGCTGCAGTAGCAGAGGTAGAAGCTGAAGAAGGTTACAAAACTGAGGGCAACGTAATACGCCTCAGTAGATGGACAAAGACAGAGGGAAGCGCATGAAGATTGAACCTACTTTAACTACAGTTACATTTGAAGACAGTACTGACCCAGTAAACAAACCTTCACATTACCGCATGGGTGATATTGAATGTATTGATTACATCAAAGATACAAATACGAAAGAGGGATACGAAGGTTATTTGGAGGGTAACGCTAAAAAGTATCTACACAGACATAAATACAAGGGTAAGCCTGTCGAGGATATTAAGAAGTGCATATGGTATTTACAGCACTACCTAATGGAGCTAGAGCGCAAATGAAAAAGTTCAGCATCACGTTTGTTGTAGAGATGGATGAAGAAAATAATATACTATCCTCGTTTGATGATAGTCATGAAGAAGATGTATATGATCTAATCACTAATGTTATGTATGACGTGGATGATGTAAAGATAGACAATCTAGTAGTAAAGGAAAGAGCATGATAAGCCGTGAAGACATCGAAGCGTTTCAGTATTATCAGGGAGATTATATTAATATGGAAATGAACGACTATCAAGAACAGGCTGCACAAACTGCTATCTATAAAGCAGAACATGCAGTGATCTACCCAGCGCTGGGTTTAGCTGCTGAAGCTGGTGAAGTAGCAAATAAGGTAAAGAAAATCCTACGTGACGGTACCTTTAATCGTGAAGCTATTGCAGACGAGGTAGGAGATTGCCTGTGGTATATTGCTGCTCTGTGTCGTGACCTAAACGTAAACATGGCAGACCTAGCCAAGAACAACCTTCAGAAGCTAGAGGATCGTAAGCGCCGTGGTAAAATCGCAGGAGAGGGAGATAAAAGATGAACAACTACTTACCAACAGACTACCAATCATTTATTCACAAATCACGCTATGCTAAATATTTTGATGGTAAAGGCCGTG